CAGCTGGCTCCCAAGGTTCAGAAGTCCAAGGCTTGCGTTGAACAATATTTGGTAAACTCCTAGAAGGGTAACCATAGCATAAACGTTCATACCAAACTCTTAAGAATTCACCACTATTTTTGTGGATGCTGAATTTACCTACACCACCTTCTACACCAATTAACTTATATGCATAGTCAATTAGTTGAAGGGTTCTAAGATCTGGTGATACTATTAGACTATCATCACCACGAATATAGGTTAGTGGTTGCTGTGTGTGTTTGGTTAGAATGTTAGCCAATTTAATAGCTGTGTTGGTCATTATGGTATTCCAAGCATTGCCTATGACAGACGTCATGCGTAGACCAGACATTAAACCACCTGTAACCAAGAGTTTATGTGATACACCATCTATAGTAAATGTCAGGTAGGAATGATCAAAACTATTAATCATATTAAACATTATTCTATCATAATCTATTAAGCCTGAATCTGGTACATTATGCCTAGCATTTTCTATTAAACGTAGCATTATTATTTTAATTTCTTGAGTGGTGGGCTGATGTTCAAAACCCTTATAGTCAAAGGGTAGTGAATAAGATGATTCTAAATTATGTAAGGTATTAGACATACGGTTTTGTTCTTGACTTGTATTTTCTTCTAGCGTACTACCTGGCCAAGTTAAATAACAACCATTTAGCAAATAATCTAACCAGCTCATTACCAAGTAGCTAATTATGTCACTGCTAACTGCTAATCTAACTTTACCAAGTTCAGATTTAATAATACTAGAGGCGTGTTGTTGGAAAGGTAAAAGACAGTCTCTAACTAACTCTTCTTTTGCTATAACGTCTAACATAAAATTTTTCCTACATTTAATTTTAAATTTATCATTATCGTAAGTTACATTCAAATGACCAACAGAACTAGATCCAGTAGTTAGCCATAATTCTGAATAGATATAATCAGGTAATGATAGATAAGGTATGGGTTTGGGGATGTTGTTTAATATGAGAGATTGTTCTAAATATGATGAATTGTAGAAGTGATGATCTTTGCCACCATGAGCATAGTCGGTGCTCTCAGTTGCAAGATCAAATCCGGGAAACGGTAAGTTACGATAACCAGTTAAACAGTTATTTTCAAAGAAATAAAATTTATTGGAATCGAAACACTCTTTTGTTTTGAGTATGTTGGAGATTTGTTTTGAATAGTCAACGAATGATGCAAATCCGTCAGCTAAAATATTCCATTTAAGGTAGTTTGCAAGCCATATTTTCGGATATAATACAGCAGCCCAACATAGATTGAGTACGGTTATATAATCAAAGTCAGTTGAAAGGTTTTTAATCAGTAATTTAATAGTGGAGGTTGTTTTTGTTTTGATGATGTAAGATATTAAATCTAGGCTTCGAGTTCGCCTAATTGCTAAATCATTTTTTGTTCGAGGTTTAAACATATCTTGAAGTATGTGATCATTTTTAGTTGTAAACCATTCATCTAATTTATAGAGGTCTGGTTTGATTAGTTTTATATCGCTAGGTATCTTAACAAGCATTTTGCCCACATCTGATAATTTAACTAATTCAGGAGGTGGTAGCACTCGACTCATCCTAGAGTATCTCGTTAATTAAGCGACTAAACTAAATATATAGTAAGTATAAACCTACAGTTGCGCTGACGGAATTAATTCCGTCATTATTGCGTCTTTGTTTGATGAAGTTGAGTTATCAGTTTTATCTTGTTTAACTGACTTTAACACACCTTTTAGATCTAACTTCTGAGAACTATCAGGCATATAAAATTTAATTGGATTATTTTTCTTGCCTCCTATTAATATATTAGGCATAGGCAGTTTGTTGGAATATAACCAAACCTCTACAGCAGCAAAAGCTGCAGCGGCCATAACTTTGCTCATAAATGAACCACCGTTAGCAGCAGTTACAGCTACTACTAAATTACGTCCAGTAACATCCATAGATGGCATCCAAGCAGTATCAGCAGTTAGAACCCGAGCCACTCTATAATTTCCCACTAAACCCGGATCGTTAGCAGCTATCAACCTTTGACAAATAAGAGCACCTACTGCTACTGAAGTTGTTTGTTGACCATCCATAGTATATAACTGTCCACCG